TGGCTCGTGATATAGGCGTAGGAATTGGAACGGCTATATCAACAGGCATTATGGCTTTGATGGGAATAGATGTATCGTCTGTTGTTGATGAAGGAAGTAGTATAGGTCGCCAGTTTGCTGAAGGATTTACCGAAGGCATGAATGGTGTCAGCATTGCGGGAGCCCTCGGAACACTCTTAACAGGATCTCTTTCAAGCGCAGGAAAACTTCTTCCGGGAGGCGAGGCTCCGGACATTACATCGTTGTTGTCGGCTGCCGCTATCGCAAAAGTTGCCGGACCGATGTTCAGTCTCGGATCAGGAGTATTTAAAGCCGGAAAAGGTATATATAAAAGCGCCACGGGTGGAGTGCTGAAGAAAATTATAGGTTCTGCATCTGTAGCAGACGAGCTTGCTGGCGTTGGAACTATGACAGGAACCGGGCTGATGGGAGGACTTGCAAAAATAGGTGCAAATCTTGGAGGAGCGAGCATTGCATCCACTGGCACAGGACTGGCACTTACTGGAGCGGGAGCTGTCGCCGGAGGAGTGGTAGGCGGAGCAACGTTGATAAGCGGAGGCATGGACGCTTTTGATGCGTATAAATCATATAAGGCCGGAAACGAAGAAGCTGCAAAGGCGCAAGGAACATCGGCTGGTCTTAAAATAGGCGGTGTTGCAACAGGAGCGGCAATAGGAACCGCTATTTTGCCTGGAATTGGCACCTTGATAGGAGCCGGTATTGGAGGACTCGCTGGATGGTTTGCTGGAAATAAGGTAAAAGAGGATTATGAGGAAGCTGCGGCAGCGGCGGAAAATCTGGCGCAGAAGAGTAAGTATGCTTTAGAGGGAGCGAAGTTTGATAGTCAAGAACTGAAAGAAGCTTTTGACGATACGAATGTATCTGCAGAGCAGTTCGGCGCCATGATGCAGGAAGCGACATCGAATAAGATCCGGGATAGCTTCGGGGATATAAAGCTGTCTATGCAGGAAATCCAGGAAGCTGCGAAACAGATCGTGTTTGCGGATCAGGCAGAGGCGCTGAACAAATTCTCCGCAGCAGCAGAGACCGCAGACAGTTCTCTTGCTACTCTGCAAAGTTCGTTCCAGACGATGGACAAGTTGAACTGGAAGGCATCGCTCGGCATGAAGCTTGATGAAGGCGATATATCGGAATATATTTCGGCTGTTGATTCCATGATCGAAAGCTCGAAGCAGTACCTCGAAGACAAGCACTATGAGGCGACAGCGGCTATAGATCTTCTGGTTGAGCCGGGAAATGAAACTGATATGACAACAGGGCTAAATCAGATGTATTCGGATCTGCAGTCTAAGATTGAGACTCTTGGCGGCGATCTGAAAGCAAAGGTCAATGTAGCGCTGGAAGATGGAGTGATCACGCTTGATGAGCAGGCAGAAATCACGAATTTGCAGAACCAGATTGCCGACATCACGAACCAGATCAGCCAGGCGGAAACGGAAGCGAGTTTCCAGAGCTTAAAAATTAAATACTCCGGAGCATCGCTGGACGCTGACTCTTTCGCTTCTTTGGTATCTGAAATTCAGGCAAACGTGGAGGAAGCGGCATCACAATATGATGAGGCTTTGCAGGTTTCGCTGACAAACCTAAATCTCCAGCTTCAGAATGGAGCGATTTCTCAGGAACAGTTTGATGAACAATTGCAGGCGCTCACCGAAGGGTATCAGGCAAAGATCACGGATCTGTCTGTCAGAGTTGAAAGTTTTGAACTGCAGTCGATTGCAGATGCATTCGGTAGCGAATTGGATGGGATACTTCCGGATCTTGAAGGATCCGTTGCGGAACGGCTCGGAACTGCAATGCATAATGCGATGTCAAACGGTGTAGATGTGGAAAACTGGGATTTGGCCACGGCAACAGAGTGGCTTGATCTGGATGGACTTTCGGCAGAGACACAGGCAGCCATCACCGAAATGATGAGTCAGGTCGCGGCGTCAATGCCGGATCAGATGACGTCGGCACTGGAGGGAACCAGCGTAGATATGAGCGAAGGCGTAAATAATATGTTGAACTCGTCCATAGAAAATGTGGACTTATCTCCGACAAGCGAAACTCTGGTGAATCAGCTTAACAAGAGCCTTGGAGAGGTGGATATGTCTGAATCGGGTGCAGGGTTGCAGACAGGCATACAGAATTCGTTAACTTCATCTATTGAGAACGTGGATCTTACGGAAGCTGGAAGCCTTATGAACCAGAAACTCGGAGAGGCGATGTCGTCCGTGGATATGTCTGAAACTGATGCCGGACTTCAAGAGGGATTGCAGAGTTCTCTGACCGCATCGTTGGAAAACATTGATCTTACAGAGGTCGGCGGGATGATGAATCAGAAGCTTGGAGAAGCCATGGCATCGGTAGATATGGCCGAATCGGGAGCTGGACTGCAGGAGGGGATCCAGAACTCATTAACTGCTGCGCTCGAAGGAATAGACCTTTCAGAAAGCGCACAGATGATCAATACGTCTATTGTAACGGCCCTGTCATCGACTGAAGGCATCGATATGAGTGGTTTTACCGCCGCTTTGCAGAGCAGTATAACGTCATCGATTGATGGTTTGGATTATTCCGGCGTCACAACCGCTGTTGGAACCGGCATCTCAAATGCAATTACCGCAACCATGGGAACAATTCAAGGATCGATCACGAGCTTATATTCGTCGGTCGGGGCTGCGATCAACAGCGCATTTGCCGCAGGGTTTACTACCACGACCACGGTAACGATCACTGTTAATTATAAGCTTGCGAACCCATCTGCGACAATCAGTTTCAGCGGCGGCGGAAGTGGAACGGCCACGGTGAGCGGAAGCATATCATCCAATGCAAACGGCGGCTTTGCTTATGGCCCGGAGCTTACATGGTGGGGCGAGGACGGACCAGAGGTGATCATCCCGCTCGGAAGCAAGAGAAGACAAAGAGGTTTGGAACTGTGGGCACAGGCCGGAGAAATGCTTGGAGTTGGAAAGCATGCTGATGGCGGCTTTATCGGTTCGGGGGCGTCTTCCAATAAAAATATATGGGAGAACACAGAAATACCCGCAGAGCCGATATCAGAAAGCGACAGAGGCACTTCCGATATTTCAACTGTAATTGACAGCGAGAAAAATACGGACACGAAAGAGGTTAGCCTTAGCGTTACTGTAAATCCGCAGTTCGTGATCTCATCAACAAGTCAAAGGGAAGATGATATCCTTCAAATCATTAAGACACATATGAAAGAGCTGGCAGACGATCTCGGAGGCGAGCTTGCTGACCGCCTTGGCGAGGTCTTTTCAAATATGCCGGTAAGTAGTTAAGGGAGGCGCTTTATGGATGTTAGTTTAACTGAAGTTGAAAACGGTAAGAGTAAATTTATCTTTCCGAGCCTCCCTGAGGAGGTAAGCGGAAGAAATCGGACGAATTATCAGTCCTACGATATCCTGTCTTATGGAGAGGTGAAAATCCCCAAAGGAATGAAGCTTACAGAGATTTCGTTCGAGGGGATTTTTTTCGGAGAGGCGAAAAAAAACGAGTCCATTGTGAAACAATGGATTAAGCCGGCAGAATGCGAAAAAATTCTGAAAAACTGGCAGGAAAAAGGGACCGTGCTACGGTTGATGGTTACTGAAACCAACATCAATATTGATGTTACTATCAGTGATTTTGAATGTACAGATTATGGCGGTTACGGAAACAAGAAGTATTCGCTGGAGTTTGTGCAGTACCGGTCCCTGAAGGTTTATACAACGGACGAACTCAAGATTGTAAAGTTCGTTAAGAAGACGGTGACAAGGCCTGCGGCCGCAGCTCCCAAAAACAAGGGCAGCTATACCGTGAAATCAGGCGACAATCTATGGTCGATCGCAAGGAAGTTCTATGGCGGCTCCGGATCCACTTGGACAAAAATATATAGTGCGAACAAGTCAACGATAGAATCCACTGCGAGAAGATACGGGAGATCAAGTAGCGATAATGGACACTGGATTTACCCGGGGACCGTGTTGGTTATCCCGAATTAGGAAGGGGGCGGTATAATGATAGATCTATCTAAAGTGCAATACCGCTTCGTTATTATGGACGAAAAGGGAAACCAATACAATATAAAAGATTATGTAGAAAATCTCGGGTGGGAGCAAGGTGAAGACGAACTCTCCACCCGAATTTCATTTACAACAAAAAACGAAAAGTCATCAAAGGAAGTGTTTTCGGATATAGCGAAGCTTGGGTGCTTAGTCGGGATATTCGCTTCTGACGGAGTCACCGACGACGAAGTGGCAAGAGGAAACATTATAGACTGGAAGCCATCGTATTCTTCGGATTCATATAAGTTTGACGGCAAATGCTATGACAATTTATATAATCTGCAGGAAAGCCAGGACAATATATACTATCCCGCCGGTACCGGTACAAAATCTGCTGTAACGAAGATCTTTGATGATTGGGAGATTCCCCTTGGATCCTATGAAGGGCCGAATGAGACGCACGCAAAGCTGACTTTCAAATCGCAGGACCTTGCAAACGTCATTACGGAAATTCTGGATGACGCTTATAAAAAGGGTGGCGTAAAATGCGTCGTGCAGGACAGGAAGGGCAAAGCGTATGTTGTCCCCTATGCGAACAACAAGACGGTCTATCATTTTGCGGCTGAAAACGTGGTCACGGCCACGCATAAGAGAAGCACTGCCGGGATGATCACCCGTGTAAAGGTGATTGGGCAGGAAGATGATGATGGGAAAAGCTCGGTCGAGGCTGTGTTAAATGGCAACACAAAATATGGCGTTCGCCAGAAAATTGTTCGCAGAGGCACTGATGAGAGCCTTGAGGATGCGAAAACATCGGCGCAGACAATTCTCGATGAAGATGGAGAGATCCAGGAAGAAATGACTGTGAAAGCGCCGGACATCCCATGGGTGAGGAAAGGGGATCTGGTCCATGTAACGGTTGGAACCATGAATGCCTATTACTATGTTATCGGTATAAGGCATGATGTGGATAGCCGCAGCATGACATTAGATCTTCATGTTCCGTTCAAAGAATATGAAAAGAAAGCACAGCAGACGGTTCAGAAAAAAACTTATAATGTGGGCGATATCGTGAATTTCCACGGAGGAACCCACTACGTCAGCTCTTATGCGGGATCCCGCGGATACAACGCAAGAGCTGGACGGGCAAAAATAACGATCAAGAATGGATCAGGAAAAGCACATCCATGGCATCTGATACACGTTGACAGTTCAAGCAATGTGTATGGATGGGTGGATAACGGCACATTTGATTAAGGAGGGATGAAGATGGCGTTTGATGCACATGCCGGAACGAACAAACTGGCAAGGACGCTTCACAAAAGGATAAAAAGCATGTCAGACAGCCCACTTGTTCTCGACTTTGGAAAGATAGAGTCTGACTACGGGCTGGTTACAAATACTTTTCCGGTAAAAATACCGCAAGGCGATTATACGGTGTGCCGGCATGTGACAGGCATATCCCTCGGGACTTCCGGAGGTAGTCACGGCGGGCACGAATACGGCGATGGATCGCATTCGCATTCTATACCGGTTCCGGGGCTGTCTCCCGGGAACCACGTTCTTGTTGCGTGGGTGCAGAATGAAGCAGTGGTTATCGATGTGATCAGTTAGGGGGTGGGAATATGGATGAAGAGAACACGTTATTTCCTGTGGAAGAGTCCCCTGAATTTATCGATGACGGAGATCAGTTGGACAGGGATTACCACTATACAGTTGCGTGGGACGTTGAAAAACAGGACTTCGTCTTGAATGGGAAGGGCCAAATGGAGCAGTGCGATGGCGTGGAAGGCTATAAAGTATGGTGTTGTAAAATGGCCCTCACACAGCGATATGCTTGTGCAGCTTATCAGGACGAAATTGGCACCGAACTGGACGAAGCTCTGGCAGAGGACAGTGAAAAGGCAGTTGAGTCCGCAATAGAAAGAACAATATCAGAGGCGTTACTGGTGAATCCGAGGACTGAATATGTAAGAAACTTTGAGTTTTCGTGGTATGGAGAAGCGGTAAGCGTCTCGTTTACTGTAAAGGGAGTAGACACGGATGAATTCAAAGTGTCTATTTGATGACTGGAGGTGAGAAGTGTGAGTTATGAATTTACTCCGCCGGAATTTGTCGATGGAGCTGAGCCGGAAGAAATACAGCAGCGCATGATGGATGCGCTTCCGGATGGGATTGACGATATGCCCGGAGGATTCCCGTATGATTTTACGATGCCAACAGCAATAGAAAAATCAGAATTGATCCAGTTTCATCTCGTGCGCACCTTGATGTTAATGTATCCGCAATATGCATGGGATGAATGGCTTGATCTCCACGCAGCGGCGGCAGGCGTGGAGCGCCGGCCGGCGGGACATGCAAGCGGATCGGTGACGGTTTCCGGAGACGCAGGAACTGTCATACCAGAGGGGGCAATATTCTGTACAGAAGCAACAGACTCTTCTCCGGCTCTCGAATATGCCGCTGACTCAATGGCTGTTATACCAGAGTCCGGAAGCGTGGTCGTTGAGGTTACGGCTGTTGAGGCCGGAAAAGAGTCGAATACCAAAAAGAATACGGTAGTATTCTCTCTTACAAGCATAAAAGGGCTGTCAACAGTGAACAATCCGGCAGACATTACCGGCGGGACGGATGTGGAAGGCGACGAAGATCTTCGGGAGCGTATCGAAGAAGAGAATTTTAGAGATGGAGCAACATTTGTCGGAAACGATGCGGACTATATCCGATGGGCAAAAGAGGTAGTTGGCGTTGGCGACTGTATTGTCGTGCCAACATGGGATGGTCCGGGCACTGTAAAGCTGATAATCGTAGACTCAAATGGTGAGCCGGCAAATGAACGGCTGACAAAGGCGGTTTATGATCACATTGTGTCTCCGGACGATAGGTCACGAAGGCTTCTTCCTACCGCATGTGCAAAGCTGACCGTCGTAGCTGCGGCCACAAAGAAAATTTCTTATGTTTGTACGGGACTTGTATATGACGATACTACCGATATACCGACAATCGTGAGTCAGTTCAAAGAACTTGTAATGCAGGAATATTCGGAAGCGAAAGCAGAAGGCGTCCTTGTTTACAATCAGGTCCGTCCTCTTATCACGGATATACCGGGAGTATCCGATTTCGACACATTTTTAATGAATGGGGCAGAGGAAAACATCCTGCTTTCTAATGATGAATATGCGGCAACAGATCAGGTTGATTTTAGTTAAGGGGAGGGAATGCGATGAATATTGAAAACTTTCCCACATCTGAAGCGGCAAAAAGAATGATGGGATACATTACCGGCAATGGATTTTATGACAGATCCTATGTTGGGAAGTGGATATTCCAGGTTATGGGAGTGGAGATGGACGAGGCCCGCCGGATCATTGAGGATGAACTGCCGTATCAGGCGTTTCCGGAAACAGCAACATGGGGGCTCCGATATCATGAAGAGAAGTTCGGGCTCCCGATCAGGGAGAACCTTAGCCCGGAAGAGCGACGAAAGCTTATCTTAGACAGAAGAGACACAAAAGCACCTATAACCCCATGGCGATTGGAAAAGATGGTAAACAGTATCCTCGGATGCGATGTAAAGGTTGTGGATATCCATGAACCTGACAACAAGATATCTCACCCAAACACTTTTATTGTTTACCTCGAAGGCGAAGGGGAATTTAGTCTGCAAAAAGGCATTGACAAGATCAACGACGCAAAGCAATCGCATACGTCGTATGAGCTGCATGTTCGCCTTGCAGTCTTTGTTCTGGTCGAGAACATCCTGTTTAATCGCATGACGGTACGAATGCCAATCACATGGTGGGGTGCTACGTGGGATGGAGAATATCCTTTTGATGGTAGCATTTATTTCAATGCTCGGCAACCTCCATATTTCTATATGGCAGTTCCGTTTAGCATCCCGAATATTATCAAAATTGAAAATCTTCGGGTATCGCACCGGGTTACAAAAATAAGCGAATACGGCGATCTTTTGATAAAAATAGTTCATCGGATCCCAATCACATGGTGGGGAGCATCTTTTGACGGAAGATACCTTTTTGATGGAGAGGCGCTTCTAAATGCAGCGAGACCTCCGGAATTCGGGAGGGTCGCATACAATTTTGATTCTTTCAATGCAGAAGAGGTGTTATTCGGGCATGCGGAGCTTGCTGCCGCTGAAATAAAAAATGAGAACACATGCAATGTTAGGGATGTCCACAGGGCATCCTTTTTGTGGCCCGACTATGTAATTACTTTTGATGGAGAACTATCGTTTGATGGGGAAGAGACATTTTCGCAGGAGTCTCCACCGAAGGTAACATCAATCACGCATCGCATAAATGCTGAGATCGACGAAGATTTTGGCATTGCGATATATATACCGTCAAAAGCGATTCTCTTTAACGGAGCGTGCGCTTTTGATGGAGCAAATGATTTCAATTCAGGAAGGGAGGACCTGTAATGGCAGGAACGACAGTTACAACAAAGGCAAAGAAAAAAATGTTAGAGGCGAGAGCTGGCATAGCACCGCTCAGCAAGATCGTAGGCATGGCATTTGGTACCGGCGGGGTGAATGGATCCGATGAGATTGTTCCGCATTCCCCGGATCAGAACGCATTGCACAATGAAGCGTTCAGGAAAGAAGTGGATGGGTATGAAGTGATCTCTGATACCTGTATCCGGTATAAATGCACCCTGGAGGAAACAGAGCTGGCAAACACATACATTTCCGAAATTGGCATTTACGATGCTGATGGAGATATGGTGGCCATGAAAGCGTTCATGAAAAAAGGCAAGGATGCAGACATGGAAGTTGTGTTTGAGTGCGATGATACTTTCTAACGCATTTCGATATTTTGCAACATGTTAAACACTTTTTTGAGATAAATATTATCATATGGAGGTAGATTATGGCGAATTTTGATATATCTGGCGCCAGATTCAATGAGCAGCTTCGCATGCTCGAAACAACGGATCCGGTACATGCGGATCTCATGAATGCCATGTTCGGGCAGCTCATTAAGAATGACGTGGCTATGCGTGATGCGGTAAGTGTTTTTGCCAAATCAAAAAATGAACAGGCGTTGTTCCTGCTCAATCTTAGGAGGACCGGCAAGCGGTATGGTGTGCATTTCGATGCATATGGCGTAAGCCCTGCATCAACAGGAACGAGGCTTTATGACGCTGTTGGGAAAGTGGCCACTCCGTCTACAGATTCGGTGCGTGGAATAAATGATTTTGAAGGAGAAAGCGTATTCTATGGACTGGAAGTAAATGGATACGTGGACACGGATGGCGAATTCGTCGTGGAGTACATCAAGGGAATTGACAATGAATTCTCCCGGGAAGACGAAGATAAGGATGTTTATATTCTTTTCCTTACGCAGTGGATTGAGATGGAAGTGACTGCGAACGGAGAGAATATTATTCTTTCAGATGAAAATCATCCCGGATCCTTCCCGGAAGCGGCAGCTATCCGGCCGGACGGAACAGTAAGACCCTTCGTTCCTATTGCGAAGTATCTGGCATGGGATGATGAGTCCGGCATACCGCATTCTGTAAGCGGAAAAACAGTAAATCACAATCAGAGTCACAACAACATGATCACTCGCTTCCGGAAGAAGGGGAACCAGTATTGCGGAACCACTGCACAGGACAAAGCACATTTGGATAACCTGTTTCTTGTGGCTTTTGCAACAAGAAATACCCAGTCTATCATGTATGGATGTACAAGCTATTCCGCACAGTACGCAGCTACGGTGCAGGAGTCTGGAGTGGAGCGGATTATCGTATCAAAGACGCAGGCAGCGTATTTTATCGTTGGATCCGTTGTTTCTATTGGAAATCCTACGATTCTTTCAGATGAAGGAACGCCAATCTTAGATAGAGGGCATGCACGCAAAAGCGGATCGTGTTCTGATCACAGCGATCGAGGAATACGATGAGTCGAACAGCGCAATCTATGTTGATAACGGAGGAACCACATTCTCAACAGCATCATCTATGATCAACGATAGCGTTGAGGCGAAGACGTACATTTCAACCATGCCATGGAGAACGGGAACGTGCGACGCCGTTCTTGGCTCATGCGGATCACCTGTCAGCAACACAAACGGTAAATATCCGTATATCCTGTTCGGCGTTGAAATGTTCCTTGGATTTTATGAAGTTATCAGCAACGTGATCATGAAGATTACAGATCACGTGATGACTCCGCAGATCTGCTATGACTGTACGAAACTGGCTACGTCTGTCACGGAGGATTACGAGGCGGTCGGGTACGCCGTTGCTAATACGGAGGATTCATGGAAGTATATCAGCAAACTCGGATACGACCCGGAAAATCCGTGCGTCCGACATGGCGTGGAAGTAAATGCGTCAAGTTCGACAGGATATGCGGACGGGCAGTACACCAATGATCTTGACGAAACTTCCGATGCAACGAGAGAGTGGCTTTCCGGCGGCGACCTGAACGGCGGGGCTGTCGCGGGCCGGTTCTGCGCGGTCCTGTACTTCGCCCTCTCCGTCGCGTACTGGGACTGCGCCGCCCGCCTTTCTGCTTCTGGACGGTGCGCCCAGAGCGCAGCGTAGGCGTGCCGTTGGGGGTGAATTGCGAAGCAAGAGGGGATCTCCCCTCATAACTACATATAGAATAAGGACTCACACTGCTATTGGCTAGGCTTTCCGGCGGCAACCTGAACAACGGGGCTAACGCGGGCCGGTTCTACGCGAACCTGAACAACGCCCTCTCCAACGCGAACTGGAACTACGCCGCCCGTATTTCTGATATGGTGTTTTGCAGTGTGTTTCGCCGCCCATTGAGGTGGCTCGATTTTCGACTTGGGCGGAATGCCCGAAATTTCTTGCACCAGCATCGGGCGCCGGGTAAAACCGGCGTCCGGCCATGCGACGGAAGTGGGCGCATGTGGGGGTTAGTAGTAAAACCGAAAGCCTTTGAATACAGAAAGAAAGAGGACTGGATTTTTTGAAAACTTATTGTAAGAGAAAAGACATATCGAATATCGATTTTGTCAAGAACTGCATAACACCTTTCCTGTATGAGCGTTTGGACAAAAGCAATGTTGCTAAACTCTTTGCTTATTACAATGGAATCAGCAATACAAAATCAAGGAAGAATATTGATTCATCTCCGGAATACACAACTGATACTATTGAAAAAATAGCCGGCAGTATCTCTGAAAACTTAAAAAGCAGAACCGTTGTTGAGCATGTAATCGCTGTGACGCCAAATGAGGCTATTGTTACTTATAGAGAAATTGTGGACGGGATCAGTGGTAAACGTCGAGAACTCGGGCTCGAAAAGCTCATATTTCAGCTTTATGAGGTGATCGCAAGGGATGCCTGTCAGGAAATGTTCGATGCAAAAATAGGAGAATTCCAAGTTTCTTCAATAAAAGGAAAGGGGCAATCTTACGGGAAAAAGTATATAAAAAAATGGATTTCGATGGATCCGGAAGGCACAAAGTTTTGTGCGAAAGCGGATGTCAGAAAATGCTATCCAAGCATACCGCACAACCGGCTGAAGGAGCTTCTGCATAGGGATCTCCGGAAATCAGGAGATTTATTGTATCTGCTTGACTCAATCATATATTTATATGATTGTGCGAACCTGCAGCTTGGTCGGCCGGAGCTTTGTGGCAAAGGAATACTGATCGGATCCCCTCTGTCAAAAGATCTGAACAACTATTACATGTCGTACTTGTATCATTACATTTACGAGCAGCTTGCCATAACAACTGTGCGCCGTGGAAAAGAGAAGCGGACTCGTCTTGTATCACATGCGATGATTTATGCGGACGATATTGTTGTATTTGGCGGGAATAAAAAACATCTGCACCAGGCAATGAAGCTTATTATTGATTTTACAAGAAAGTTCCTCGGTCTTGAAATTAAAAAGACATGGGAAAAAT